CGCATTGGATTGCTGACTACGCAAGGCTGAACTGGTACTAGGAGAGTTTGATTCGACAATGAAAGGTGCGTAGATATGAGGGTGATTCGTTGGTTGTACGAGTGCGTGACGGATGTGTGGTATGGGCGTTGCGGGTAGTTCTTGTACATGAGGGATTGGTATCTCTCTCTCTCTCTTTTGGAGAGAGAGATACCAAGAAAGTCCAGTTTCGACAATGAAAGGGTTGCCATGACAGAAGATGCAGAGTTGGTGTTTTATGCCACGTTGGTACAGGTTGCCAATGTGTTTGCAACATACAAGGTTGATCCTCACGACGAGGGTGCACCTATACAAGAGGTGGTTGATCATCTGATTCGGTGCATAGGGCACAACGTACCTGAAGTGGACTTCGGTTGGTTCGCTGATCTTGCCGGGTTGGGTCGCCCGTTGTGGCGCTTCGATCACGAGGCACATGCAGCAGGTATCGACGCTAAGTGCGACGAGTTCAGGCAGGAGATGAACGGCTGACCTTGTACATGAGATCCCCCCCTCCCTCTCTCTCTTTCTCTTCGAGAGAGAGAGGGAGGGGGGAGGCCCCAAACTTTCCATTCCAACTACATGACATTGGAGATTACATGCTTACGTTACAGAGTGAGTTGCGGCGCCTTGACCTTGGCGCTGTGTTCGGGCCGGTTGACATCCGGCGCACACAAGAGGATTCGCGGTACGAGGTGCCGGAGATGATGCTTGCCAGCCTGTATGGCCTTGGCTGTACGTGTTGGAGGTCAGACATGACGGTGCCGGACCCTAGCGATGGCTACCGGTTCGGTGAGTGCGACTGTGTGACACGATCAACTAACGAGCAGTCTGCTTCGTTCGTGTCGCTGCATGACATCAGGGCTTCGGTGGTTGCTGAGATGGGTGTACGTGGGATGACACCTAGCGAGTACGAGGCTTGGTTCACGGAGTCTGAGCGGTTGGAGCATGAGGCAACGCCTGCTTACAGGGCGATTCGGTCCTCTGGTGCCCCGGATGTGGATTACGGGTACATGGAACTGGATGAGGAAGAGTTCGACGCATACATGGAACAGGAGGTAGCAGCATGAAGGATATCAACGGGGTCAGGTTCACCTTGCGTGAACGGTGGCAGGTGTTCACCCATGACTTGGGTGAAGAGATTGCTATACACGGGTTTCGACACTTTGTTGTCGAATGGTTCTCGCATTACTTGTACACAGGTGTAACGCGCCATTGGTTGCGATCCCCTTTGGGATCGTTCATACGCAAGAGTCGTCACTACGACGAGGTGGTGGGCCATTGCCGGGAGTATGTCTGCGACATACGAGAACTGCGTAGCCACTTGCGTGCACATGAGGCTCAGGACAACGCAGAGATATGGAATCTGCGTACTGAGGTCCGGCAGTTGCGTGAGAATAGGGATCTCTTGCGTGAGGCGTTACAGATCGGCTTCGCCGAACGACAGGACAAGTTGGAACTCTTGCTTGTGGACGCAGAGGTGAACATACGGATGCGAGAGTCCGAGCCGTTCTAGTGCCAGATTCCCCCTCTCCCTCTCTCTCTCTTTTGAGAGAGAGGGGGAGGGGGGCTACCCCAACCCAATCCAATATGAAACCGGAGGTTTCACATGAATGAAGCAGACATTGCCGAAGATGACTTGCTTGCGTGTCGGTGCGAAGGATGCTGTGCCGAATCCACCAACGGCAAGGGCCGTTTGTGGTATGTGCCCCTAGACATGAGTCAGGCTTCTCCGATTCGTGATCTGGAGGTGTACGCATGAGGTCGAATCTTCTGAACCTGATACATACGGCTGCCCGTCACGATGTGGCCCACGCATCTGGTGGCAAGTGGAAGGCTTACTTCACGGGTCAGGGTGTCGATGTCTGGCACCACAGCACACACATGATTACCGTTCACTTGAACGGTAATGACACATGGGGTCGGGTCGAACCGATCAACCGTGGTCATGGTTCTACGTCTGACAGATGTGGCGTACGTCGCATCACGACAGGCGCAGGTGTGGGCATCGGCTACAGGGAACTGTACGGCGAATGACCCAACACCCCCCGCCCACACTCTCTGAGCGAAGCGAAGAGAGTGTGGGTGGGGGGGCTACCCCAATCCAATCCAACAACCGCATCGGGAGGTGCATATACATGAGTACCATCACAGAGGGCGACCTCACACAACTGGTCGCAGCCATCATGGCTGCTATGACCGAAGTCGATACGCCGGAGCCTGCTCCGGTGCCTGCAACTACGCAGACATTGGCTGTCGATAAGGCTGCTCGTACCGCAAGGAACCAGCGCACGAATCGGCAGATCAACGCCCAGTTGTCCAACGCAACGAAGGCATTCAAGGCAGGCAACGGCACCGCATGTGTCGCTGCTTTGCAGAAGGCTCAGAATCTGGTGCCCACGCATCTGAACAAGGATGGGTCGTTGACTTGGCAGTCAACGATGGATCGCATCGGTGCGAAGGCGCAGTCCTTCGCCGAGCAGGCTTCTGCCTGACCGTAGCGCCTTGCGCCCCGCCCGTGCATTGGGTGGGGCGTTTGGCGGTGTTGTCATGGCACCATGTGTGGGTGTCTCTGCCTCAAGGGGAGGCGGGGGCACCCATGCAGCACGTTGCAGCGTGCATAAATAGGCTCTCAGGCTGCAAGCGGTACCCCTCCGGGGTACGTGGGCATCAGGTTCCGTGCGGTTGTAGACGCATGGGGTCTGGCTACAACCAGAGAGGTCGCTGATGGCGGCTAAGCCTGTGTAAGTCCCCTACGGGGGTGAGATGGTTTCGCCTCATGTGAAAGCCCCATGTGGGAACGCATGAGTACCGGGGTTCGATTCCCCGCACCTCCACGCAAGGAAAGCAAGTAGCCGCATACAGGGAGGTATGGAATGAATAGAACAGTAGAAGCAACGTGTCAGCAATGCTCATGCGACAGGGATGTGAGCGTTGACAGTTCGGTGCATGACAGGTATCTGATGCGTGAGGGACTGGTGCAGAACATGTTTCCGAACCTTACGCCTGCGGATCGGGACATTCTCATTAGTGCCAACCCGCCGTACAACCGTAGGAGTGGAATCTCGTATTACTTGTGCCCGCCCTGCTGGGATATCTACATCGGTGCCGACGAAGAGGTGGATGCCTGATGCTTTGTCCTAGGTGTGAAGGCGAAGAACTTGCCGAAGAGCAGGTTCTGAACGCATTGAGTAGAACGACACGGGGCGAGAATGATGTACCCGTGTATGTGTGTTCACCGTGCGGTAACGCTGAAGGGGTGAACGAATACTTCAAGGGGCACACGGAACCGCAGGTTCAATGGCCTGTTGACAGCGTGTGGCCTGATGGGCGAGCGGTGGCTAAGCATTAGCAGCACGCAAGAGATCCATCATCTCTCTCTCTCTCTTTTTGAGAGAGAGAGATGATGTGGCAATGAAACCAGAAACCAATGCACGGGAGGTGCAGATATGGCAACACTAATCAAGGATTCCTTGTACATAGGTGAGTCCCCTTGGGATGAGACTTGTGCACAAGTTGGTTCAGACATGTACCGGGTGAATGCAGGCAAGGAGTGTCGGCGGTTTATCGAACAGATTCGCAAGCACTACGGGGCGGAGCCGCAGGGTGCACGCTTGTACATCAAGTCGAACCCTCACGACTTCGGTAGTTACTTGTCGGTGGAGTGCGAGTTCATCTGGGATCCGTCTGAGATGGACGAGGAATGGACTCCTTCACAGGAGTATGCCTTTGCGATTGAGGGTGACGACCTGAACAAGTTGCAGGCTTGGGATCCCAATGACTGACATCCGAAAGATCGTGGTTGATTACGAAGCCATGTATTTTGCGTTGGTTCAGAGGCTTGTAGAGATAGCCGATGCCAAAGATGACGACGCTGTGGACGACTGGGCACGGGTCGGTTGCTACGACATAGTTGCCCATGCACACGAGCCGAATCTACCGGACAATCACGCATGAGGCTGCAACCCCAATGAGCCACCTAGATCAAGTGGTGTACGACCCGCTTGAGGTCGTGCAGTACACGAAGCGAGACTTAGGCAAGGCGATTGCGTTGCTGAGGAACAGCCTCGTCATTGACGATGACACGCTCCGCAGTCTGGCAGAGAAGATCGGCCAAATGTGGCCGGACGATCACGCATGAGGCTGCAACACCCCCTCTTTCTGAACTGAACGAAGTGAAGTTCAGAAAGAGGGGGTGGTGGCTTCACCATTTCCAAACCAATGCACGGGAGGTGCACATATGAATACCGAAGTTGAAATAAACACAAACGTAGACGTTGAGTTTGACGATGACGCTGTATGGGATGCCATAGAGGACAGGGTTGAGCGTGAGATCCAGTCCCAACTGGAATCATACGAGCCTTGGGACTCCGTGTCTGGTGAAGTTGAGAACTACGTAGAGGATGCGATCTCAGATCACGGCGGCAATATCGACTGGTCTGATGGTGACGAACACCTAGAGAGCCTGTTGGACCAGTTCTCCACACGTATCCGTAATGGTGACACGTTGTGTGATCTAGGTAGAAGCGCACGGAAGGCGATTGAGGCGGTTATGAGCGTCGAAGGGTGGACTCAATCCGCGGTCGATGAGCGTGTCGATCAGGCCCGCATAGATCAGGATCTGGACGTACAGCGTCGCATCAACACACTAGAGCGTCAGGTCAAGACCCTGTTGGCGGCAATCACCGACATGGGTGAGCGTGCAGCGTCAGTAACCCCGGATTCCGTGGTCTGACATGGATGAGTCTTGCACAGCCATGACACCTTGTCCGCATATGGACGCCCTCCACATCAACGACTTCGGGTTGGAGATGGTGGTCTTCTTTGCGGGAATGGTGTTAGCGGCTGTCGCAATGGAGGTTGCCCGGCGTGTGCGAGCACGCCGGGCAGCCAACTGGTACAAGGATTACTTGAACTCCTTGCGGAAACTCCGTAAGGGTTAGATAAGCGCAGGAGGTGCTTATGACAGGCAGAAACATCACCGACAATACGGATGCAGGTGACCACAACTGGATAACTCAGTTGCGTAACCAGATTGAGAACATCCCCACCAGCGATGGTGAGGTTGTGGAGGATCTACCTCCGCAGGCAACAGGTCAGTTTGAACCGTGGACGGTGCAAGGTTGCGCTGATGTGGCGAACGCTGACTTCGATGTCCTGTACGTTCCATCTGGGTACATTCACCCCGTGACGGGAGAGCAGATTGTTCCCGTTTACTCTAAGGGCATCTACAGGGGTCACCCTGCCGACCAGTACCTGCTGCGTGAAGACACGCATCAGGTGGTTGGCAACATGTCCGGTCGTTACCCGGAGCGTGAAGGCTACAAGCATGTGTTTCAGACCCTTGAAGACATGTTCCCGAAGTCATGTGACAGCGTGACCGTGTATGGGAACGGTGAACGAGTGGTTGTCCAGCAGGTGCTTGATGAGCCTTACGACTTGGGTGATGGCGACATGATCCAGCCGTTCATCTACACTCGTATGTCATTGAATGGCACATGGAAGACGGAGATTATTCCCGTTAGCCAGCGCCTAGCCTGCGAGAACATGCTTGGGCATTCCGGTCAGTTGATCGGTGTGCGAGCCACGAAGAACCACGACACCTTGCTCACGATGCGTTCCAATGTGATTGAGATGGCGGTGGCTCAGGGGCAGACGCTCAAGTTGATGGCTCAGATCCTTTCGGATCAGGAGTTCACAGACGGCATGTTTCACGACATGCTGAACTCGGTGATTCCCCGCCCGAAGGATGACGCACACCACAAGACGGAGACTGCCATTTACTCTAAGCGTAGTGCCTGTCTGAAGGCGTGGCGTAACGAGGCTGAGGACAACCCGACCATGTGGGGCGCATACAACGCCATGCAGGGTGCTGAACAGCATCAGATCAACACGGGTGGTAAGAGTACGGAGGCAGCCAGAGAGCGGGCGCTTGTGAAGGCGCTTGACGGCAAGACCCCCATTGCGGATGCGGCACAGAGGTACCTGATGGACCTCACCACCGTAGGTGCAGAGGAACCGTTCTAGCATCTAGGATGGGGCAGTTCCGGCGGTCGGAGGTTTCTTGAAACCTCCCAGCCTCCGGCTGCCACGCAGGGGTGCGTCTGCGTCAACAACGCACACTCAACCATTCGCGTGTGGGGTGGGGTACCAGCCCCCCGGTTGCCCCACCTCACACGCTCCCCCATGCACAGGAGGTGCACATGTGGCTAACCACCCCAGACGGTTTCTATTCCATCGCAGATAAGTCCACCGAAGGATCAGATTACGTGGCTGTGCGTTCTCACGATGAGGCTTCACTCATCCAGATGCGAGATCGTATTGTTGAGTTTGCAAGAAAGAGCGACAAAAGCGTGTACGTGAAAACTGGTCCTGAGGACGGCCTGATGTACCGTGGTCGTTTCTGGACCGGCAAGCGGGAGCATTACGAGGGTGTTCCAGATTGGGGGGATGAGTACGAGTGGAGGATGAGTACCCCCCGCGACCTGTTGATGGCCTATTTCAACCTTGCGGTTATGGAGATCACATACGACGATTTCGAGAACCGATGCAGGGAGAACTGGGGTGGAACTTACAACTCAGACATAGTGCAACGTCGAATGATTGCGCTGGAAGAGATCGCATACAGGCAAGACCTCTTGTGGCCGAAACAGAATCACCCGTCCTTGCGAGGGAAACGTCCGGTATTGACGGTGATAGATGGAGGTGGGGAAGATGGGTCTGACGCCAGCGGGGTATGACACCACGTTCACTCGTGAAGAACTGTTACGCCTCCGTAACCTGATCGCAACAAAAGACACGGATCCGTCACAAGAAACATCCGACTGTAACGAGCAGGTGTCGGAATCCGACGAGAGCGAAGAGTAGGCTCAGGGTACTCAGTACACGCCCCTCCCCCCTAAAGGGGAGGGGCGATACTAAGTACAGGCAGGGAGAATCATGCAACAGAAGTACCCGTTACACAAAGCAGCAGATGGTAGGTGGGTCCATACGTGGGTTCGCCAATCATCCGTCAAGACCTCAGACATGTGTCTGGAGCGTTGGCGCAATGACGTATTCGGCCTTGTAAGCGAACCCATGAAGGATGCTTCGTCGCTAGGCACGGTATGTCATACGATTGCGGAAGACGTTTGCAACTCACTCATAGACGTAAACGAAGGCCATGCCGAGGCACCTATGGATCTACAGGCAGCCTTGGATGCGTTTGATTACGAGTGGGAACGAACCGTTGACAGCATTCAGGTGTGGAACTCTTACAACCCTGAGAGTGCCCGTGTGGCTGGCGCAAGCAAGGTCACCAACTGGTACAACGAAGTGTTTCCCCTGCTCAAGCCGTTACAGACCGAACACACATTTGATGTCCCACTCATTGAAGACGATCAACGAATAGTTCGGTTGACAGGAACGATTGACCTAGTTGAAGAAGACCGGTTATGGGATTGGAAGTTCCCCGGTAGGGATTACACCCGTGATAAATGGCAGTTTGAGCGATGGGATGTTCAATCCATCGCCTACTGCTACGCATTGGGTATCCCCAACTTCTCATACGCGGTGATGCATCCCAAAGGTGTGGGCCGTATGGACTTGGAGCGTGGACAGGAGCATTACGACTGGCTACGTCAGAAGGTGTTGGCACTCTGCAAACTGCTTGAAACTCAAACGGGTCCATACCCGCTGGGTGACAACGGTTGGTGGTGTTCCACAAAATGGTGCGAAAACTTCGCACGGTGTAAAGGTGCAACAATAGGAGGCACTTAGTATGGCTTGGACGCCAATGAGTCCGCATGAGCGGGCAAGTATAGAAGCACAGGTCATTCTCAAAGCAGCGGTTGAACTCGCTGTCGCAGAGATTGGCAACGAACCTGACGGTGTAGCAGTCACGATGGCAATAGAGAACGCACGCGCTCTCGCCAAAGAACTACCCCACCTGAAGGACAGCCTTGTAGGCGTTAGCATCTTGAATCCCTCAGAGGGTCAAGGCGCTCCGATAGTGGTGGCCCCCGGTCAGGATGTGACCGCTAGTGCGGTTCCTGAAATGACCGCTGCGGTTGCCACCGTTCAGGATGCGTTCCCCGGAGCGACAACGGCAGCAACAACGCCGGGTGGCTTCGCTGGCCGTACGGATGGGATGACTTCAAAGTACGTAGACGATGAAGAGTACGTACAGATATTGGCTATCTGGAATGCCGAACGTGCTGCTGGAGTGCAGTTCGCCAGTCAGCAGTCGATGTTCCTGTGTAATCAGGCCATCCGCAAGTTGTTTGCTGACGGTAAGCGAAACTTCCCAGACAACTATTGGGCTGAATCCCTACAGGGGCAAGCAATCCCGGTTACAAAGAATGGCAAGTGTGGGCTTGGAGACTTCAAAGTCAAGAAGGCCACATCCATAGGCAATGACGGGATTCCCTTCCTAGGGGCAGGAGATGGTAACCATCCTCTTGCCAACAAGAGTGGGTACTTTGCTGCGTTGGTGAAACTCAAGGCTGGCTTCGGATGGGGCGACCGACCCGACCCGATAGATCCTCACAACTGGTTGAGTCAGGTAAGTGCCTGAGGAACTCAGTCTGGAGGAAGCACTAAGGCGCGTGGCCGGAGCGGGATCCATTCCTGCTCCGGCCCCTCCCCCCTCGGAGCCTCCAGCACAAATAGAGGGAATCTCACCAGCGGACCTGCAAAGACTGTTCACACCTAAGAAGGAACAGGTCCGGCGTATGCGCCACGACCTGCGCTCAGGTAGCGAATGGTCATTTGGAGTGCGAGTCTTCGATGAAGCCACGTTGGGCGGCGCTCGCGCTGGACAACTTGTGACGATCATCGGTAGATCGCATACAGGCAAGACCTTGCTGGCGTTGAACATGATTGCCCGCAACCGTAACCATCGGACCTTGTGGGTTAGCCCGGATGAAACCGAAACGATGTTCTGGGGTCGGTACGCAGCCATCCGCATGGAAATCGACCAGAAGGATTGGATCGGACGACTCATCCGTGAAGACCCACGGGCTTGGGAACGTGTGGAACAAATCATGCGTGACGAAACGAACTTGCACTTTGAATCCACCGGCATGTCCGTCGATGACATCGACAAAGCAATGCGGATTGCTTCCGTGGAACTGTGGGAAGGGCAACGACCTGAGGTTCTGGTCTACGACTACTTGGAGTTGATCCGGGGCGGGGGCGCTGGCGATGCAGCCAGCGTGCAAGCCAAGATCGAATCATTCAAGCAGTTGGTGTCCGACTGGCGTGTCATAGGTGTAATCCTGCATCAGTCAGGCCGGGGTTCAGGGAACCGTGGCCGTGCCGGTGGGATTGAAGCCGGACGGTATGCTTCTACCAGCGAAAGCCACTTCCTGATCGAAACGTGGCGTAGGTGGGATGACACCAGCATGGATGAAGACGAGCGCAAGCACTATGAAGACGAAATAAGTGCAGGCATGTGGAAGAACAAATCAGGTGATGGTGAGAAAGCGGAGGTAAATCTAACCATCGACAAGAGCGGACGTTTGCTGGAACCCGGCATCGTCTGGGAACAGATGAATCTTGATGAATGACAACACGCTCATTTCGTTTCGCAATCTGTTCCTAGGGTTTTCTCTTGCCTATGGCACCGACGAAGGCGGCTGCCGATGGGCGGACGTTGACAGCATGTGGGAGAAGCACCTGTCAGGTGAAGAGATGATCGGGATTTACCCGATGGTCTATGACCCCTTGTTCACACGCGGTGGCCCTGACTCGTGGACGGAAGGCTCTGAGAATAACCGTTATTACGTGGAGATGGATCCCGACTTGTGGATGTGCAGGTGGGGGTCTATCGACATAGACGAAGGTGACGATTCCCTCGTCATTGCCCGCAACACTCAGATGATCCTGCAAGCAATGGACATCAAAGCGTGGCCTGAAAGGTCACGAAGTAAGGGCTATCACCTGTGGATCTTCTGCGAGGAATGGGTTCGTGCTTCAGTAATCCGTCGTGCCATGCACGCTGCCTTGGATCTGGCAGAAGCCAAATACGATGCGGTGTACCCAAAGCAGGATTCTCTGGCTGGGCCTCCCGGCAACTATATGCGCTTGCCATACGGTGGAAAGCGACCCAAAGACAGGCAAGAAATAGTTGATGACTGCGGAATGATTCCGTCCGTGGATGAGTTCCTCAACTTTGCAGAAGCAGACAAAACGCCTACAGCAACCTTGGAGCGTGCAGCAGCCTTGTACAAGGATCCTGTACCGGTGGTGGTGGACCTTCCCCCGAAACGGGACTACAGCAAGGAACCGTTGATGACCGTAGACGGCACACGCTTGCGTGGACTGCCGTCGGAGATGTTCAACAACGGTCCCGTCCCGTACTACAAGGGCGGGCACGGTGCAGGCAAGGGTCGTCATGGTTTCCTAAACCGATTCGCCCGTGCAATGTTTGAAACCGGCTATACTCGTATCGATGTTCTATCGTGGACTAAAGACTTAGACTCACGACTAGGGAGTTGGTATGACGACGGGCCGAAGTTCACGGGCAGGCAAGACTGCGAAAGGCAAATCGACAGACTCGTCACCGACGCCGAACGCAAAGCCACCAGATGAGTTCTCGTTCGTCGTCCCCGGAAGGCCACGGCCCAAGGGTCGTCCCCGCATGTCGCGCAAAGGTCGTGTTTACACTCCGCAGGAAACCGTTGAAGCAGAGAAATCATACGCTCAAGCGGTTGATGATAACCCGCCGGTCTTTGAGGGACCGGTGGCGGTGGAGATGACGTTCTGCGAGGAAGCAACGTATGTTACTGTACGCTCCTTGGAAGAATGGCAGACCCCGTTGCGTGGCGATCTGGACAACTACATCAAACTCTGTCTGGATGGGTGCCAACGTGCGGGTATTATCCCAAACGACCGGCTTGTTGTCCAACTGAAAGCAGTCAAGGAATGATTCTTGTAGAACTGCATCCGTGGGAGTACGAATGGGCGCTGCATGTAGGCGCTCGTCGTTACATTGAGAACTGGGCTAAGGCTGATGCCGCCTACTACGACAAGAAACGCATGGAAGATGACCGCACGGCACAAGCCGCCGCTTGTGCCGGTGAGTTGGCTGTCGCTAAACTCGTCAACCAGTATTGGGGCGGACATGTATGGCCCGGCAATCGTCACGAAGAGTTCAAAGGCATGGCGGACGTAGGACACAATATCGAAGTTAGACGCGTACGTACGAGTAGTAGTGCTGCTGTGCGTCGTAAGCAACTGGAAAAAGGTTTGACCCTATTTGTGGTCAGGCCCGTAGCGCCAGAGTTTCGTGCCGTGGAGATCCTTGGATGGATCGACCACGATGAAGCGTGGGAGAAGGGTGAGCCTTCCGGTTATGACAGCGAAGGTACGCGTGTCATCGCAGAAGACTACTTGAACCCTCCGATGACGTATACTGGGGTGGATGAAGAGAGAGTTTCCATTTGACCCCACGGAAGAGCCACGGTGGAGCAACTCCGATGGCCTTCCCGAAACGGAACTGATTGCCCTTCAGGAATCAGGACCGAATGAACCCAAGCGTTCCCAAGAGGAACGCATGGCGTTACAGGAGACAGTCCTAGATTCGCTAAGTATCCTTAGCGCAGAAGAGGCGTGGCTATTGAATGCGCTCTTATTTGAGCGTCTAAGTTTGCGCCAAATCGAACGTAGTATTGGGATTCCCAAAACAACTGTCGCACGTTATCGTGATAAAGTATTGGCTAAACTCAGAGATGCTCTCGCAAATGATCCCGTAATACAGGACTACTTGTCCGGGTAACCATCTTCCATAGCCTCAAATGAGTTCATAATCAATGTACTCATTGTTGCGAATACGTACTGATGTAATGGGCTATTGTCGAAATCGTTTGAAAGATTCTCGTGCGCAAATGCCATTACGTGTTCGTACGGCAACACCAGCAGAACACCCAGATCAGATTCATGCCATTTGGCGTGAGTCTGATCCGCGATGTCCAACAGGTGCGAGGTCTTTTTCAAATCCTCGTAGATTTCTGTTGCCAAATAACCATATTCGCTCTGGAACTCATCGAACGCATCAGGCTCTTCGGCCTCACCCATCAGCCCTTACGCTCCACCGCATAGGTCTTTACCACCGACAGAGCGGCAGCAACAGCGCCGATCAGAGCCACCTTTAGAGTGCCCTGATCCCCGATCACGAATACAGCCAAGAAAGCCTGTACGAAAGTCCATCCCGCTCGTTCAATCATATTTCTCATGCTACCCACAATACCTTCCATGTGTCTACGTCAACGATCCCGTTGACTTCCATAGCGAACTGTCTCTGGAACCGCTTGCACGCGGCTACAGACTTCTTACCGTAAATACCATCGACTTTCAAACCTGCGTTAGTGCGGTCATTCAGTCTCTGTTGCGTAATCGAAACCCACTTTCCTGTAGAGCCTCGCTTGATAGGTTGATCTATTACGTAAGTCAAACCTGCCTCCGTAACGTATCGAAGGATCGCTGCCCAGTCGATAATCGTATTAGTATGGGGCTGTTCGGCAGTCATGCCAGAATGCACCCATTCGGTCAGAGTTTCGCCGGGGCAAGTAGTTTGCGAAAAGTCTTTGTGACACTTGATCCACAAGTGGTCACCATAACGCCCGCGTGCTGCCCCGACGGCGGTCAAGATACTATCTTTACCGCGTTCCGTTAGCCCATCATCGGAATCTCCGATGTATGCAACGGAGATTGTCTTAGAGTTCCAACCGCGAGTGGCGGCACCACGCTTCCACCCGCGCCCTTCAAAGATTTCGCCCGTTTCACCCGACACAAGCCAGTTGTACGCGATGGAATCCCATCCCTTGGTATGCACATGGTACCTGTCATGTCCTCTCACACGGTCCCACGGGCCGTGTGACGGCCCCGTGGTGTGATGGACGACAATCCCCTGCACCGGACGCCAGAAGTCCTTCAGGCGCTTCCCTGTGTCTATCGCACCCCATTCGGAGCGAGGAACGTACTGCATACCCTAAGGGTACTCTGTCCCTAAGGCTTCAGTCCAGCAGCCTTGCGTTTGTAGTCCTTGGCCCGATCATCTTCCATCTGTTGCACGTAGGACTGATATGTGCGTTCCTGCTCATCAAGGGTGTTGGTCCGCAGGCCAAGACCCGCCCACCAAGAGATCCACGTAGATAGAGCGCGCTGCTGGTATCGCTCTTCCGTGGGTATCAACCGACGTATATCAGACAACACGGGCACCATCATTCCCAATGTGTGCATATCTCTGTCTTGCATGTACCAATCACCGGCCACATTTTTTTCCGCTATTTGCGCCACACTCAACGCTGGCATCATGCCCGGAATCTTCGTGTAAATCGTCGGTACCCGCACGTACCTGCCCGTAAAGTTGTAACCCTTCCACATGTTGCGTTGGAAGGACCATTCCATCGGACCCTTCACGAGCGGCGTCAACTGAGTTGACATCGTGCTAAGAGCAGCCGTTATTCGTTCAGTCGGAGAGGCACTATCCAAAGAAAGCATCGGATCAAGCATTTCCAATGGCGATTTGAACGGCAGATCCGGCAGGATCCACATGTTCTCACCCTTGTACTTGAACGGCAACTGGATGCCACCCTGTCGGATCATCCACGGCGGCACCATATCCGTGATCGGGTCATCGCCTTCGATGTTCTTCTTGACAATGTTGTACTGGTTGAAGACAGCCGGGTTGGAGCCGATCTGTTCAACCATCAACGGAAGGTTCTTACGTGTCCATGTGTAGAACGGCACCAACCGTTTGACAACTCCAGCCTCAAAGTGAGACAGATCCGAATAGTCGAAGTGGAACTTCATAATGCGGTCAAAGGCCACATCAACATTGTTCCCAGCCTTCAGCGAATCGAACCCCATGACACCGCGTACATAGGTTTCTACTCCCATGCCCGTGTTCTTCGACAGACGCAATGGAGCATTGCGGCTACTCAACGGATTTATTGCCTGTAGGGCACGCTTCAACTTCGTGTTGCCCCCCGGACCTCCTGCCATAACCTGTTCTGTACCGATCTGGCCCTGCGCTCCGCCCAGAATACCTGCCTCATCCATCTGCCTGATGATGCCAACGTCATCAGGCGTTGCCTTCTTGAAGATGAGCCGCTTCTTGAGGGAGTTCTCCAGACTGGCTGCCCGATTCTTTAGACCCAACTCCACCGCACGATCATACTGATAGTTCCAATAAGCGTTCTGGAACTGGCGATACGACTGGACCTCAACACCTGCCAGATGATTCATAAACACGGCAGAGAAATAGTTCCGCATGTGGAATCCGGGCTTCATAATCAGATAGCCCTTCACCAGATTATGAACTTTGTCGTAGTAGCCCCAGAAACGACCACCACGGTACTTTGAAATAGTGGTCATCGCATCCACCATCTCTGCTGGCCCCTGCGAAGAATAACCAAACGGCTTGAAACCCGCCTCAAACGAGAAGTCCAGATACTTGTCCTTCATAAAGCCCCTTTTGAGCGGGAACCAGATTTCATCATCCCCGTACTCGCCCACCTGACGCAACCATTTCGCAGCCTCAGCGCCCCGATCCAACTCCTTCAACGCGAGATTGATCTGCTGGGCATCAGAATCCATGAGAGCGCCGACAGAAACTTTCAGATTGCGTATTTCCGTAGACAGGTCTTCCAACGGGATAGAACGACCAAACTTATCGACCGTTCCCAACCTATGTAGAATCGTGTTCGCCGTTTCGGCTGCCGTCACCTTCCGCTGGGCCTGACTTATCAGAGTCTCAAGTTCCTTGATCTTACTGACGCCCTCCGCCCCCGTCGGCTGCTGCAACAGGTCCGCTCGTGCCTGCGCTCGCAACTGCCTATCAGTCCCAGCAAACGCATTCCTTAGGCTGTCTGTCTTCAAATCCGGTACCCGAGGAGAAGTTTTCAGGTTGTCTGCGTTTAGAATCTGAAGTGCCCGCTTAGTTATCGCAGCCTTAGAAGGCTCACCCTTCCTAAACTTCGTAGCCTTTGCGGCCCTAGTTTCACTCTTCGCGGCTGCTTTGACCAGACGCGCTTCATTCATTACCTTCTGTGCTTCTTCCAAACTTGCAGTAGCCGCTTTCAACTGCTGCATGGCACCACCCTCGCCATCCAAGTCAAAGGCAGCCCGTACGCGCCGCTCATACAAAGTTTCAATCGGATCATCCGGGCTAATCTGGCTCTTACCGAAGGAACTGCCCAGCAGTTGCTCGTCTGACCTACGCGCATAGTCGATCAAGAACTGGTCCACGTTGAGGATCCCCGAATCCTCAACGCCCGCACGACCCTTCCCTATCACATCATCAAAGTACGAAACAATACGTGGCGTGACACCTGCGGCCATCGGGTCGATCAAAATGGCATTGAACGCCCCAATCTGGGGATCTGAAATGACGGTCTTTCCCAATCGGAACTGTTCCGGGTTGAGCCACGCCGCTGTCGTGTACCCATCCATCATCATGGAACGCCTGTATGTCTCTATGAATCGTTCATAGCGCATACTGCCACCAAGGGACTCCGGCCCTTCCTTCCTGAGAGACTTCCAACCGCGACCCTCAGGGATACTGCTCACACGCTCTGCGGCGGCAGCCGGTGATTCCGGAATCAGGACTTCACCCCTCCCCAAGACCGGCTGCTTGCCGACACCGGGCATAATGCCAGCCTGACCAGTAGGCCACTCTCCGCCTGCTGACATCGCCAGTTGCTGCCGTGCCCTTTGTAGATCCGAAGGGAACAAACCCGGCTTCGACAACAACTCACTCTTGAATGCCCATGCGTCAATCGGGTTCAGACCTTCGTCAATGCGTGCAAGGAAATCGACAACGACGCCTTCCATAGCGTCAACGTCGTCCCCTATTTTGAGAACACCCGTGACGGGCCACTCTGCGGGACTGTACATCCGACCAGAGTTCTCCAAATGGGCAACAAACAAGGCTTTCGTCTGATAGTCCATCGCGTCCAAAGCAGGAATGTTGTACCTACCCAAATCATCCAACAAATCCATCTTCACGGAAATGTTGTTGACCCCTCTCGCTAGATCCTTATTGATCCCCCACATCGGATCGACCCCCGGTTCGTGGGTCGTACGATAGAACTTCTTGAAATAGATACGCAGATCCTCGTACATTTGCGAGTCGTAGTCGTGTATGCGACCAAACATGTCAACGGTCATGTCGCCATCCGCTACAAGGTTGTGAGAGTCAACCCGATAATACGGCTTGTTCTTATTCGGTCCCACCATGTCTGTTGCAAACGCGGCCAAACCCTCATCCAAAGTGCTTTGACCGGCATGAATGTTCTGAGAACGAGCGGCAGCAACGCTGCGCGCGTTCAAATGGGTAGGTATCCCATAGGTGCGGACACGCTCACCCAACATGCCCACATTGACATCAAACGCATACGTATGATTAGCGTCCCTCACCAGCCTGTTTCGTATGGCACCGGGACTCATGTTCAAACCCCACGCATCAGGCCACATTGGCGATGCGCCGCCTACATTCACACCGGCAGGATCTATCATCTGTGTTCCGTGAGAATGGTGGAACATGGTCATTACCTGACGCCAAGTCTCGGGGTCAGACGTAGCAGGGGTAGCAACGCTAAACGTGTCCGCTACGGTCGATACTGTTCCCGGTGCGGGGTCTGCGATCTGTGCGATGTAGAAGAATACGTCTTGATCTTCAACGTGGTACATAGCGCCCCCCTCTCCGGCCCGAACAGGCTGAACGGTTCCTTTCGCATCCTTGAGGGAGACTCCCGGCATCGCATCCATCAACCAAACATCTAAATCCATCTGTTCCTTGGCCGACCGTATTGCTGCCTGCGCTGGTGTCTCACCCTTCAGCACTCCATTCTCCGTCCAAGTCTTTGCCGTGGACCGGGAGAAGTTCCATGTACCTTCGGGGTGTGTGGCCCCTGCCTCAGACGCCGAAGGCATTCGCAGAACGAAGTCACCGTTACCATCCACAATAATGACTCCGTAGGACGGCTCTATCTCTCCCTTGACGGTTGGTGTCCATGCTTCAACGAGTTCACCACTCAGATCGTCCGTAAACAGATGGCCCTTCCATACGTCTTCAGTTCCGCGATACGGATGATGGGCGCTCATCTTCAGATGACCGTGGACCGGGTTCCCCTCATACATTGACCCTGCAAGGTCATGGGAGAGCAAGTCTGATACTGTCGCCCGATTCTCCAACTCTGCGGGTAGGCGCTTCCGCCAGTTTGCCGCTTGGCCCCATGCACCATCTATCCACGACTGGGCATTATCCAGCACGTTTGCCTTCCACACTTTGAGTCTGTCACCAAGTGTGGTCTTAGGAATACCGGACTCTGCATGTTTCCCAACAAGGGCACCTCGTGCCTGTCCAAGATCAAACGTATTCAATGCCTGAGATGACCCATCAGGCGACAACCACGGTCTAAACCCTGACTTCTTAGACGCAGCCTGAGTCGGCCCGAAACGATTCAACGCCTTTTCAATCTCAGGAGTAGGAACCCCCCGCAGGCTCAATGCTTCAGCAGCCAACTCAATACCCGTGTTGTACTTTTCTCCCAGTTTGTTCGCTATGACCTCATAACGATGTTCTAAGAACGAGGCGTACTCCTTCTCGCCTGAAGACTGGATGTCAGGCAGATGCTTGCGAACGAAACCCTGCCAGCCACCATACGACTTGCGCACATCATCCAACTGCACGAACTGTGACTGGAGTGCGGCTACGGCACCTTCTCTTCCTCCCAAAGCGTTCTCCCACGATTCTGCCATCACCCCATAGCCT